GGTGTTTGTTGTTCAGATGACATAAGACTTGTACTGCCTTATTCATGCCATGTTTGTAACCAATGTGATATGCCATTGATTCCTTGTCTGTCTGGTCATCAGTTGTGAACCATTCAATACGTTGTTCCATGTCTGATGGATAGTCTTCATCAAAGTCAAAACCTTCAATGGTGTTCTTGTTGTCCATCAATATAGCTTTGATGAGTCTGTTCTTTTTGTCACTTACAATCATAAGATACTCCTGTTTTTGTGGCGATGAGGGGGATTGAAATGAAAGAGGATTGCACCCCTCATCAGTAAAAAAGGGAATAGCTCCCAGTCCTAGACTCGGCTACTCCCTTAGTTTAACTAGACCTAGTTGTCTTAGTTAGAATGGTACCTCATCGGTGTCTTCAACCTTTGGCGAATCACCGACTGTGGATGAATCTTTCTTGGCTCCACCAGTAAGACGGAATGTAGAACCAGTACCAGCAAGTTTGATCTTGAAGGCTTTACGCTTCTCTCCATCTTTCTCATAGGTTTCAATCATTGGCATACCTTGAACAAGTACTGTTGTACCGACTGTAAGATACTTCTCAATGACATTGGATACAAGACCCTTGCCTTGTGAACCATCCCATGCTTCGATAGGATACCAATGTGTCTTCTCAACTTTCTCACCAGCTTTAGTGTTGTAAGATTCGTTGACTGCTACAGAAAAGTTAGCCACCTTTGTACCATTGATTTCTTTGATCTCTGGTGCTTGACCAACATTACCTGATATAGTGATTTGAGCAAAATTCATACTTTTCTCCTTTACGTTGTGTATGATTAAAATTCAGAGCAACAACTGCTCCACTCATAAAAATACCCTCTGGCTCACATAATGTAAACCAAAGGGTAATGCCATGATTGATATCTAGGCTGAGGCATCAGGTCTAGCCTCTGTTGCAGACTTGCCACCATGTCGACTTGGTATCTGCATCTATACATCTAACGTATACTTAATGACAGCTTACATAGATGTATTCGTGTCTAAACTTCGCTCATCTGAGTAGCTTGCAAGACCTCAAACTAGGGATAGGCTGTAGAGTATTACTGCCTTGGAAGTTTTGCCCCAAACATGACACTATCAAAGTTACTTTGGTGGAACATATTCCCAATGCACTTTGAATCCTTTTCTTACTGGCTTCTCGTAACCTATTGTTTTCTTTAGAATAAATAGAACAATGGATATGATTGCACCACCTATGACACCAGCCATCATGCCAGCAAATGTACCAGCAAACATGAATATGAGAGCCAGAGTCGATACTACATCGACAATGATGTCATAGTTTAGAACTCTTTTCATGCCTAATTTTGCAAGTAAAAAGAGTATTGCACATGCTGATATGAAACCAGCTAATAAATAAAAAAACATTTGCCCCCCTTATTGTAAATTTTCTTGGGATATTGTTTGTGAACTGCTCTACCAATACCAGTCTTCTTTGGCTTCTTGATATGCAGTAGGCATAGTACACAGTACCATTGATCGATTTCATGGTTAGTCATCTCTCTGAGGCTGTGTTGTTTGCATGCTGGGCATTGTAATATATCTTGTGACATAATAAATCCTTTCTGAGGCGATAATGGCATTTAACTGACTGGTCTGAGGCGATAAAGACAGACCCTGGGTGTAGAATCAAAAACCTTTTTGTTTTCGATCCTACCTCAGTCTAGGGGAAACCCTGTTCAAGCAGAGCCTTGAAGTCTTTTGATATCTGATTCTATTGATGCAAGCGTTTTTTTTATGTAGTGAACAATCCTTAGATCATACATATTACCTGCATCCACAGACTTCTGATATTTCTTGAGGGCTCTGTCATGTAATAGTTTATCTCGTTTTAAATCAAGTAACCTTTTCTTCGTTTTTAAATCCATGATATCCTCTTATAAATTTGAGAGAACCATCTCTGGCTCTCCCAATGTTGATGAAGTTACTGTAAATCCTCAGGCATTTCAACGATGCCCTCTTGATTACTGATGTCTAGAAATAAGTCACGATCATTAGTCAAAGTATCGATGGTCAACTTCTTGCCTTGCTTGATCTTGTGAACAACCTTTGGCATATCTTTGAGCATCGTGTACTGACCAAAGTCGATACCTGTGATACCTTTGACTTGAGGTCTGAACTTATCTCTGCAAACCTTGAAGCACCAAGTGAGTATCGTGTATTGGTATCGCATCTTGTTGATCTGCTCCTCCTTATCCTCAATTTGGTTCTGTGTAATCTCAATGCCGACATCCTGACGATATAGTACCTTGAGTTCTTTCTTGAGGGCTTGACCTTGGTTGAGAACATTGTCTGCCATCTTCTCAAACATTCTGGTGATTTGATCTCCCAGTTTAGCTTGGATGATAACCTCGTTACTGTCGTCACCAAACAAGTTGACAAGAGAGATGAGAACTGCGACCAGCTTGTCCTCAAAAGCCTTGTTGGTATTCGGTGTAGGTCTGAATTGTTTAGCGATTTCATCTAACATCTCCGTAGTAATTGATTCATTCTGTTTCTCATTCTCGATACGTTGTTGCTCAATAAGATCAAGTTTCTCATTGAGCTGGTCACGAATCTGAACTAAGTCTTTAAGTGTTGTCAATGTAGTCATATGTTCCTCCTATTCTACAATTGATTTTTTAATCTCAAGCAACTGGCTCAATCTCTGCCAGTCACCAGTCTCTTCTGCTGTTTGTATATCCAAGTCGATAATGTCCATATCAACTGTATCAATCTGAACCATGCCAGCCAATTTCTCAATGTCTGACTCTGGCTCTACTGATTTGAATGTAAATAAATTTAACTGTGTCATAATATAGCTCCTTTGTTTCAGTTAAGTTAATTAATAAAAAGAAGATCATCAGCATGATTTTCTAGTTATGGCTCTGCCCTATTGCTTACCGCTTGGGTTCTGTCATCTTTACCACCGAAATGGAGATAATCTTATCTTTGTCAGACGACCAACGGGAGGAGTAAGATTATCGGAATGCAGAGCTTTAGCTACCCCAATTTATTGGGGGGTGGTTGACAGGTTCCAAAAAGGTCAGCCAAACTGGAGGTTAACATAGAAAGACATGATGATGATAAAGTCGGCTCTGCCGACACAATTAGCCTTGATCAAACTTAGCAAGTTTGTTGAGCCTTGAAGCAACGGCTTTTCATATGTACGATGCATGTTCTGTATAAAGAAACAAACGTAATGGAAGGAAGCTGCCAAGCTGACGAGAATGGAGTTTGTTTCTAAGGGAATATGAAAAACGGACTGGAATGCGAATCTAGCCCAGATCGTTACCCGACTGGGTCGACACACCTTCGTGTCGATGAGGTTAGGAGTTTACTCCTTAGCGAATAGAGCTGGAAAAGCTCCAACAAAAACAAATGGTTAGCACCTGTGCATTGACAACTCAAATGGCTTGAGTGTATTATCATTCCGTAACCTGATGATTCTACGGATATGACCAAAGCAGACGTAATACAACAAGAACGATACAGCAGAAGCAAAGTACCCATGAATGAGATTGAGAGTAATGCAAAGACGTTACGACCAATGAGTGAGATAACTGATGCACAAGCTGAATTAGTACACATGATGTTGCATGATGGTTGCAACCCAACAGAAGCAAGCAAGAGGTTAGGTAGAAACAAAGCATGGGCGTACAAAACCATTGTAAAACAACATGTTATAGAGTACAGACAGAAGTTAAGCATGATGACTCTGGGATGGGATGCGACACAAGCATTGGCAACTATGAGAGAACTACTGACAGCCAAGTCCTCTTACATACGATTGGAAGCAAGTAAAGACCTGATGGATAGAGCTGGCATGCGTGTAGATGCACCTAGGCAAGCGAACACAGCTGTAAACATAAACTTCAACGTAGATTGAGGGGCCCCATGTGGTATAGTGATATATGCAAGCAGTACTTGAAAATACAGCACATAGGTACATAACGGGTAAACCACACACATGAAAGACTTGTGAATGTTAAATATCAAAAAAAAATTTTACTCTAAGAAAGTATTTAAAGGAGAAGCATATGGGAAGTGAATCATCCTCTGGACTATCAGGAGTAGAAGATGCTGAAGTTCAAAGACGTAAGAAAGAAAGACAAAGAGGCTTTGATACTTATAATCGTCAACAATCATCGTCTAGGAGAAGTGTAAGAGAAACTGGCATGGCTTTACCAGTTAGCAGACCGACACAAGCTGTAAGAAGTAATATACAATTAGCTCAAGAGTTAGAAGGTAGAGCTACCTCTGAAGACTTTACTGGACAAAAACGTGGTAATTCTATTCTTAATATGAGAGAAGCTATGTTTCCTATGGGAAGAGCATTAAGTTTTGCTAGGACTTTAGCTTTTAGACAACAAGCTGGTGAACTTCGTAAAGGTGGTAATGCAGTCTTTGATCGTGATGGTCAATATCGTGGTGTTGTAAGAGAAGGCAGATTCTCTGGAGAAAGTGCTTATAGTCCAATAGGCAGAAGTACAGGTGTTTCTTTTGATTCAGCAAGTGGCAGATATACAACTGAAGCATTACAAGATGTTGCTGGTAGTGATAATTCTTCTGAATCTGGTAATGTAGGGACAGCTGGATCACAAATTCAAGCAGAAAATAAAACAGATAGCACAACGACTGGTGTTAGTGCAGCTGCTAGACGTGGCTTGTTATCGCAAGGTGGTGGAGCAAGACGTAGACTGTTACTAGGATGAATCTAGACTACAAACCACCTGGGGTTGTTGCTAAATCCTTTATGAAAGATGGTTCCTTTGTTCGTGGCATAAGAGGGCCAGTTGGTAGTGGCAAATCAGTTACTTGTTGCATGGAGATCATGAGGAAAGCTATCAAGCAAAAACCTAATGATCAGAAAGTAAGAAGAAGTCGTTGGGCTATTATTAGAAACACAAATCCACAACTAAAAACAACAACAATCAAAACTTGGAGAGATTGGTTTAGTGATGATCTTGGTAGGTTTGTTTGGAGTCCTCCCTATACTCATAATGTTTGTTTTGCTTTACCTGATGAAACTACAGTAGAACTTGAAGTCATATTTCTGGCTCTTGATAAATCTGAAGATGTAAAAAAGCTATTATCTTTGGAGCTTACTGGTGTATGGATTAATGAAGCAAGAGAGATATCAAAAAGTATAGTTGATGCTTGCACAATGAGAGTGGGTCGTTTTCCGTCAATGAGAGATGGTGGCCCAAGTTGGTATGGTGTTATTATGGATACCAATAGTCCTGATGAATCTCATTGGTGGGGCATTGTAAGTGGAGAAGTTCCTATACCTGAGTATCTAACTCAAGAAGAAAAGTTACTAATGGTAAAACCTGATGATTGGAACTTTTTCTCTCAAGCTGGTGCAATGCAAGAAAATAAAGATGAGAATGGTAATCTAGTTGGTTATATAGCTAATCCACACTCTGAAAATAGACAGAATCTTCAAGCACAATATTACGATAAGATTATATTAGGTAAATCTCCAAGTTGGGTCAAAGTTTATATATTGAATGAATACCAAACAATTATGGATGGTAAACAAGTTTATCCTACATTTAGAAAAGATACACATGTAGCTATGGAATCCTTAGAGCCAAAGAAAGAAGTAGATGTAATTGTTGGCTTAGATTTTGGTAGAACTCCTAGTGCCATATTCTGTCAGAATATACATGCTGGTCGATGGATTGTTTTCCATGAAGTTATTGGCAAAGATATGGGAGCTACACGTTTTGCTGACTATCTTAAAAAAGAAATAGCAAAGAACGAATGGGATAAACTAACTTATAAGTTTATTGGCGATCCAGCTGGCAATCAAATGGCTCAAACATCTGAGCATACTCCCTTTATGATAATGAGAGCATGTGGTATAGCTGCTTATCCAGCTCCAAGTAATGATATATCAGTTCGCATAGAAGCTGTAGAAGGTGTTATTAATAGGATGTCAGAGGGTTATCCGTCTTTACTTATATCTCCAACATGTACAAATCTTATCTCTGGCTTCGAGGGAGGTTATCAATATAAAAGAATTTACTATATGGGTAATGAAAAATATGAGGATAAACCAGAGAAGAATAGGTTTTCACACATACATGATGCCTTACAGTACGCTTTTCTTGGGGGTGGAGAGGGAAAAAAGGTTGTTATTGGTCTAAACACACCAAAAACCCCTACCATAGTCCAGAGGGTAAGTAATCCTTTTGATAGAATGAGAACTAGAAAACGAGGAAGGTCTTTAAGAGCATTATGAAATGGATAATTTGCTTTTGCGAAAGTCCAAATATAGGATTTTGGCAACTATTTACTAAAAAAAATCCAAAATTTAGTCATGTTTTTGCAGTTCAGTACTTTCCTGAGTTAAAAAGATGGGTAAAATTAGAATTTGCTACTCAAGGATTTAATTTTATAGCAGTTGAAGGTACTCATGCTGATCATTTAGTAGCTTTTATGATAGAAGAATGTACTTGCATAGAATATGAACCTACAAATAACCACATCTGGCTCCCTAGACTCTTGTATTGTGTTAGTTTTATTAAGCATTTGTGTAATATTAGAAATATATTTGTTTTGACTCCCTATCAATTATATTGTGAATTGCTAAAAAGGGGTGGACAAGTCATCTTTGAAAAAGAAGGAGAATCAAATGGGATTCATGAGAACACCAAAAGTAAGACCAGACCCAGCTCTAGAAGAACAGAAAAGAGCAGAAATGGCACGACTAGCAAAAGAACAACAAGAAGCAGAAGTTCAAAGACTAGAAAAAGACAGAAAAATGAAACAGAACTTACTTGGTGCTAAGTCTTTGCAAGGTGAAGACATTGAAGGCTTTGGTGGATATCGTAGAAAACTAATGGGTAGAAACAAATGATAAGGGATGAATATACTGGAGATGCAAGTCCAGTAGGTCAAGCTGGTGGTAAAGGCGATGATGACTACAAAAAAGTCATGGCTCAGTATAAAAGAGCTTTAGGTAAGTGGCATAATTGGACAGATATATGGGAAGAAATATATGACTTTGTGATGCCACAAAGAGAGAGTTTCTATGGTGAGTTCTCTGGAGAAAGAAGAACGCAAAACATATTTGATGAAACAGCTGTAACTGGATTACCTCGTTTTGCCTCAAGATTACAGTTAGGTTTCTTTCCTCCTAATGGTAGAGCATTTACATTGATGCCAGGGCCAGAGTATCCAGCTGATCAAATAACAACTGAAGTTATGAAAGAATTAGATAACATAACTGAAGTACTGCATGAGGGTTTACGAAACAGTAACTTTAATGCCGAGTTCCATGAGGGCTTGCAAGATTTAGGTATTGGTACAATGAATATGCTTGTAGAGTCTGGTCGATTTGTAGGTGACTTGCATTTTACAGCAGTACCACCAACTAACCTTGCCCTCCTCCCAGGCCCCATGGATACTATTAATAGTTGGTTTAGGTGGATGACAGAGTGTGACATAACTGAGATCAAACAAAGATATCCTTATGCAAAATATACAAAAGAAATGGAAGCTGCTCAAAAACGTGATCCAAGAAGAAAGACAAAACTTATTGAAGCAACTATGTATGATAGTGAAGATAAATTTAAAGATGAATATACATATTATTTGATCTCCGAAACAGACAAAGCAATTTTACATAAAGCAACATTAAAAGGTAGAGGTTCAGTTCCTTGGATTACAACAAGATGGTCAAAGTCTGGTTTTGAAGTATGGGGCAGAGGCCCAGTACTACAAGCTATGCCAGCAATCAAAACACTTAATCTTACAGTTCAGCTTATATTAGAAAATGCTGAAATGGCTATAGGTGGTGCATATGTTTATGATGACGATGGTGTGTTTAATCCTGATAACATAACAATACAACCTGGAACTTTTATACCACGATCCCCTGGCTCTAGTTTAGAATCATTACAAAGTCCAGCAAGATTTGATGTTGGTCAGCTCATACTTGAAGATATGAGAAGAAATGTAAGAAAAGCATTATTTATAGATGAACTAGACACAAGAGCAAATGCTAAGACACCACTATCAGCTACCGAAGTATCTGAAAGACTTGCTGATGTAGCACGAGATATGGGTGCAGTAGCTGGTCGTATGCAAAAAGAATTTTTACATCCATTGGTTGAAAGAGTTGTTTCTATATATCAAGAGCAAGGTATACTAGAGATACCAAAGGTTGATGGTAGAACAATTAGAATAGTTCCAGTATCCCCATTGCTTAGAGCCCAAGATCAACAAGACGTAGCAGACTTTGTAAGATTTCAGCAAACTGTAGCTGGAACCTTTGGAGCTGAAATGACACCGACATTATACAATCAACAAGAAGTAATTAAATATTTAGCATCCAAGTTTGGTATCAAGGAAGCATTGCTTGCAAATCAACAAGAAGTACAACAAAATATTGAAATGGCAATGCAATTGATGAACCAACAAGGTATGCAACGATGAACAAAGAAAGAGCAGTAAAGTCAGTAGATGGAAGGCAATATCCTACAGAAGTTGAAATTGATCTTAATAGTAAAGCCCATGCTTTATTCTCTACGGGTATTGGTAAGTCTTTTCTCCAATACCTTGAAAACATTACAACGAATAATGTACATGGTGCTGGATTGGGAATCGAAAGTCTTGCACACTTTGAAGGACAAAGATGGGTAGTTGCAATGATTAAAGCTAGAACAGAAATGGGGAGAAAACATGGCGAAACCAACAAATCCTAAATTATATAAAAGAGCAATGGCTATTGTCAAAGCCAGAGTGAAGAAGTGGCCTTCAGCTTATGCATCAGGGCAACTTGTTCAACAGTATAAAAAAATGGGTGGTAAGTACACTTAATGAGTTTAAAGAAGTGGTTTAATGAAAAGTGGGTTGATATATCTACAAAGAAAGATGGAAAGCATCCTCCATGTGGAAGAAAGATGGGAGATGGTCGTGGATATCCCAAATGTGTACCATCAGCAAAGGCAAAAGCTATGAGTAAAAGTCAGAAGAAAAAAGCAGTAGCTAGAAAAAAATCTACAAATCCATCAAGTGGTGGTAAAAAGCCAACATATGCGAGGACTTAAAAAATGGCAAAGACTCCAGCTTGGCAAAGAAAAGAAGGCAAGAATCCATCAGGAGGGCTCAATGCCAAAGGGCGTGCAAGTCTTAGGCGTCAAGGGAAGAATATCAAACGACCAGTTTCTGCAAAAGAAGCTAAGAAAAGCCCAAAGGCAGCTGCTCGAAGAAGATCATTTTGTAAAAGAATGATGGGTATGAAGAAAAAGCTAACAAGCAAAAAAGTTGCAAATGATCCAAATAGTCGTATAAATAAATCATTAAGAAAGTGGGATTGCTAAATAAAGGGAGAAACAATGAGTAATGAGCAAGAAACAATTACAAACAGCAATGAAAGCACCAATACAGAAACAACTGAGCAAGAAAACCAAGAAACTCAGCAAGAATCTCAAGAACAGGAAAATCAAGTCACAACTGAACAAACTCAAGAAAGACCAGAGTGGCTCGATGCCAAGTTTGAAACACCAGAGCAATTGGCTTCAAGTTATAAAAGTTTGGAGCAAAAGTTTCATACAAGACGTGATGAAATTAAAGAAGAACTTATTAGAGAAATTAATGAAGAAGCTGAAAAAAACGCACCAATAAGCCCAGCTGATTATAAGATTGAACTTCAAAGTCAAGATGGTGAAGAACTTTCAATTGCAGAAGATGATCCAATGCTTGATTGGTTTAGAACAAAAGCACATAACTATGGTCTAGATAATAATGAGTTTAATGAACTTATAGCAGAATATAATACAATGTCTGCACAATCTGGCCCTGATTGGACAGTTGAGAGCCAAACTCTTGGAGAGCATGCAGAAAGAAGATTAGAAAGAGTAGATACTTGGGCTAATAGTCACTTAAGTGAAAATGCTTACAAAACTTTTGCTAACATTCCAGCTAGTGCCGATATGGTAAAATGTTTTGAAGAACTGATGGAACTCAATGGTCAGCCTAAATTTAATATGGTTAACACTACAGAGTTTCAGGAAGCAGTTACTCAAGATGATCTAAAAGCTATGATTGCAGATGAGAAGTACTGGAAGAATGGTGGTGATCCAGCACATATTGCTAAGGTAAGACAGATATCTTCACAATTAGCAAGACAAAAAACTAATGTGAATTAACAATCTTAGATTAATTTGTTTTATTAATATATAGAAGGCTCGTAAACCAACTCAAGAAGCCCAGGCATGGATCAACTTCAATAACGATGAGGTAAGCGAATAACCTACTGATGAAAATGTAACTTAAACTTTTTTAAAGGAGATAGCGATGGCTACACCATCAATTAGTACTTCCTTTATCGAGGAGTTTGAAGCTGGGGTTCATATGGCTTATCAGCGTATGGGTTCTAAACTGAGAAATACAGTTAGGGCTCGTAATGGTGTTAAGAACAAAACCACATTTCAGAAGATCGGTAAGGGATTTGCTACCACTAAAGCAAGACATGGTAACATAGCACCTATGAATCTTGCACACACTAATGTGTCAGTTACTGTCGAAGATTACTTTGCTGGTGAATGGGTTGATGACCTAGATCAGTTAAGAATTAATCACGATGAGATGACTGTCGCACAACAGTCTGGTGCTTATGCACTAGGTAGGAAAACAGATGAGTTAATACTTGCTCAGATGACAACTACTACATCTGCACATGATGAAACAACTAATGGCATAACATTAGCTTGGTCATTAGAGTTGATGGAGAAGTTTGGTAATAACGAAGTTCCTGATGACGGAAGAAGATATGTTGTTGTTGGCTGGGAGCAATGGTCACAACTCATGGCAATAGATCAATTCTCTAGAGCAGAATATGTCGGTGAAAATGATCTACCTTTTCCAACAGGGATGACTGCTAAAAGATGGCTCGGATTTATGTGGATGCCATTTGGTGGTTTAACACAAACTAATGGTTCTGGAGCAGCTGGTACTACACATGTGGAATGTTTTGCATATCATGCAGATGCAGTAGCACATGCGATTGGGGCAGATGTTTCTTCAAACATGCAATATCATAACGATAAGGATAGCTATTTTATTCTAAATAAAATGCAGATGAACTCTGTTCTTATTGATCCAGAGGGTGTGTTTGAATTAGAGTTAAAGAAATAGGGGGTTAAAAAATGGCGTTAGATCAAACAAAATTGAGTTTAGTTTCTTATGCTGGTAATGGCTTCCATATCTGGAACTATAAATCAACAGGTGATAACCTCAATACAATCGATACTGCTGGATACTTCAATGCATTAGTCAATGAAATGAATGTTGGCGATGTAATATTTATCAATGCAAGTAATGGTTTTGGCATAGCTACAGTAGTTTCTAATGATGGTTCAGCAATTGACCTTGCTGATATTGTTAGCATGACTTCGGATAGTAGATAATGTCTAAGAAACCGACAACTAAAAAGGAGGTGGCTGTAAAGGCCACTTCCTCTCAATCATCTACAAGAACAGTAAATGGCTCAGTCTATACTGTTACTTGGGGAAAAAATGCAAAATTAGGGAGTAAAGTTGATGCCAAAAGCTAGTGATGGAAAAGAATTTCCATATACCAAACAAGGTATGAAAGATTATAAGCAATATACGTCTATGCTTAATAAGAAAAAGAAAAAGATGGGTAATAAAGGAACAAAGAAAACATCTGGCTCTAGTTACGCATAATGCCTACAACAGCAAAGACAGATATTGAGGTAGCTCAAAGAGCCATGGTTATGGTTGGCATGGAGCCACTTTCTTCATTCACAGAGTCGACAGATGAAGCTCTTGTAATGAATACTGTCTTTGAAGATATTGTTGAAGACTGTTTATCAATGCATAACTGGAACTTTGCTACTGGACAGATACAGTTAGCAAGACTTACAGATACACCATTAGATCGTTGGGATGCTGCTTACCAACTTCCAACAAATCCAAAGGTCGTGCAAGTTCAAACTGTTACAGTAGACAAAGTAGTACAAAACTATGATATCTATGAAGATAAAGTTTTTATGAATGCTGATATCAATGATGATGTTGTTCTTAATTATATCTTTAGAGTTGCTACACAAGACTGGATACCACCATTTACTTTATGGGTCATCTATAGACTTGCTAATGTTCTAGCCCTATCTGTAATAAGAAAAGGTGATATTGCAAGATCGTATCAAAATTTAGCAGATGCTCAGTTTCGTATGGCAAAAGCAAGAGATTCTCAGCAAACAACAACACAACAAGTTGCCTTGGATAGATTTACTAAAGTAAGACTTGGTTCTAATCTGTTTGCAAGAATAGAAGGGGAAACATCATAATTGGCTCTGTTACGACAATATTATACAAATTTCTCAGCTGGAGAACTTACACCTCTTTTATCATCTAGAGTTGATTCTGATGCTTATAAAAATGGAGCATTTAGACTAAGAAACGTAAGATTAAAAGCACAGGGTGGTCTTACAAGAAGACCTGGACTTAGATACTTACAAACTTTATCAAATACAACTTATCAAGCAGAAGCTTATATCTATGATGAAGATGAAGCCTATATATTATTATTCTATGCAAATGCATTAAAAATTATAGATACATCAAATCCAACTGTATTGTTACAAACTATTACAAGTTTAACATGGACATCATCTATGATAGGTTCACTTGTTGTATCCCAAAGTGGAGATACAATGTATGTGACTCATCCAGATATGGTGACTCAAAAGATTACAAGAACAAGCTCTACAAACTTTGCAATTTCAGCTTATGACTTCGATGAAAGTAACGGATTAAAATTTCAGCCTTATTTTAAGTTTGTAGCATCAGGAGCTACAATAACTCCAAGTGGAACCTCTGGCTCTGTTACACTTACATCAAGTGTATCTTTTTTTACTGCTTCTTATGTTAATACATATATTAGACTTGTTGATAGTTCTAGTGTTGTAAGACATGCAAAGATTACAGCTTACACAAGTGGTACTGTAGTTACAGCAACTCTTTCAGGTGCATTAGCAAATACAAATGCTATTACTGAATGGGGTGAGCAAGTATTCAGCAGTACTCGTGGATATGCTAGAACAGTTACCTTTCACGATCAAAGACTAATATTTGGTGGTAGTAGAGATTTACCAAACTTTTTATTTATGTCTAAAGTTGGTGAGTTTACAAACTTTGATATTGGAACTGGGCTTGATGCAGATTCTATACAGATTCAAATAGCTGAAGCTCAAGTATCTGAAATAAAAGCATTACAATCTTTTAGATTTTTAACAATATTTACATCAGAGCAAGAGTTGTACATACCTACATCTGAAAATAAACCATTAGCACCTAGTACAATTACAGTAAGAAGACAGACTAGCTTTGGAAGTGGCTCAGTACAACCAAAAGAATTTGATGGAGCTATAGCATTTCTTACAAAGTCAAAGGGAGCCATCAGAGAATTTATATTTAGTGATATATCACAAGCCTACAATTCTGATTCTATCACTCTTTTATCTGAACATCTAATAGGAACCCCAGTAGAGATAGAAGCACAGAGAGAAGCACCAGATCAAATGGAAGGTTATCTTTATCTTGTAAATAGTGATGGTCATTTACCTGTGTTTATGTCTATAAGAAAAGAGAAAGTACAGGGTTGGGTTAGATATGAAACAAATGGACAGTTTAAAAATATAGTCAATGTAAATAGAAAGATTTACTGTATATGCGAAAGAACAATAAATTCTGCAACTGTTATATCATTAGAGCTTTTAGATAATAGCTATCATCTTGATAGTGCATCACAACAAACTAATGGATCACCAATTACAACATGGACTGTTAGTCATTTGCCAAATACACAAGTGCAAGTAAAGTCTGGTAATTATTCATTAGGAACTTTTACAACGAATGGTAGTGGCCAGATAACCTTAAATGACGCAGTATCCTCCGTTGAAATAGGTTTAGCATTTTCCCCTTTGGTCACTACCTTGCCACCTGAAACACAGCTACAGGATGGTGTTACTGTTGGTCAAAGAAGAAGAATAGTAAGAGCAGTATTAGATTTAGTTACTACATTAAATGTCAAAGCTGGTGGAACAAAGATATTGATTAGACAAGTAACAGATGACTTTTCACAAGAGCCAACAACTGTTACAGAAAGAAAAGAAGTGTATTTACTTGGATGGGGTAAATTAGGTAGAGTGGATATAACGCAAGATGAACCATTACCATTGACTTTAAATGGTGTCATGTTAGAGGTAGAAGTATAATGGGTGTACAAATGCAAGCAGTAGCAGCTGTTGCAAGTATAGCATCAGCGAGATCAGCACAAAGAGCATATGCTAATGATGCACAAGCAGCTTATGAACAATCACAAATGGCAGAGATTGAATCTAAGCAAGCTGAAGTAAACAGATTAAGAGAACTAAGATCACAACTATCCTCATTAGATACAGACTTTGCTGGTAGAGGTGTTGCTACTGGATCACCAACTGTTTCTAATTTAGGTCGAATGGAAAAGAAGTTTGCTGAAGCTGATATAAGTTCAATTAAGTTGATGGGTTCATCAAAGAGAAGGCAGTTTGGATTAAAACAAAGTTCATCTAAACAACTTGGTAAAGTGGCATTGCTTTCAGGGGTTACAAAAGCAACTGGTTATGCAGCTGAGTCGTATATGGGTGCAACTGGAAAGACAACTTTATCATGAGCTATAAACCAACACGAAGTAGAAAATACAAAGTTTCACCAGTAGGAACTGCACAATCTGTAGGATTCCAAGTATCAAGAGAACTCGATAGTATTGCAAGTAACCTTTCTAATATAGGAACTAATTTTAGAAAAGCACAGTTTGAAGAAGCAAAAAGAAAAGCAATATCAGACTCTCAGATAAATGCAGTAAATTACACAACGGATAAAGATGGCAATGTTACATTGAATAACTTATCTAATTTTGAATTTGACTCTGGCTTAAATGATCAAAGAGATGCAAATCAAATGAAGTCTTTTTATCAAACTAATTTAATTACAAACTATGGAAATGCTTTGACAAAAGATGTTAATGCTTTTGTAAATAATTATCTTGCTGAAAATCCATTAGACTTCAAAGGTCTTATGGCAAAAAAAGATGGATATATTAAAGGTAAAAACCTAGATGTAAATGCAGAACTAAAAGCTACTGTATTACCTAATATTAACGCATCTTTTTTAAATGGAGCAAATAAAGCAAAAGCCAATTACACTAAAGTAAAAAGAGAAGAAAATATTGCAAATGTAGGCACTATGATGGACTTGCATACTGCTGAACTTATGCAAATCAATGCTGGTGCTATTTATAACAATAGTGTTTTAGATCCTGATAAGTCACAAAGAGCCAAAGAGATATACGCAGAGTTTGATAAGCAAAAAGCTGTATGGCTTACCAATGGAGGAACTGAGTCAGATTGGAATACATTAGTTAATAATAAAAAAACTCAGATTGTATTGCATACTAACAAAGTTTTACTTAAAGATATTTTTGATAAAAAAGGTGCAGATGATGCATTTAATTTTATAAATGATTTAAATGATAAGCTAACTACAAATCCAAAGTATTTCTCTGGCATAACTATAAACCAAAAGTTATTTGTTGACGGTTTAAGTGCTGAATTTTCAAATTTACAAACTGCTAAATCACTTAAAGATAAAGAGATATCAAAAGAACAAACAAATAATTTTAACAATTTAAATTTAAAAATTAAACTTGGAGAAATAGTTTCTGTAGAAGATATACTGGCTTCTAATACATCTGTACCACAAAAGAATGCTTTGATTGATAACAATCAGGGTAATATAAATAAACAGAAAACAGTTAATAGTCAGCAGTTTCAAGAGCTATTTAATCAATATCAGTTTCCAAATTCATATTTGAATGAAGATGATGGTGTTACTCTTTCAGATATAAGACAAAATGCAGATATGCAAATTGAAGAAATGTACACAAAAGGACTTATACAAGAAAAACAGTATAATACATTTTTGAAAGCAGAAGCAAAACTACTGTCTGATCAAATAAAAAATATAAGTAAACACTTTGTTTCTAATCTTAGAAGAATAACATCTCCTACATTTGGGTATAGACAAAAGCCAGGGGATATTCTTATTGAGATAAATAAGATGAGAGCAGCAGATAAGATAAGACCTGAAGATGAAACAAGTATACAAAGCATTATGAATACCTATAAATCTAAATATACTAAGTTTTGGGATACTAAGAAAAAACTATTACTTGCACAAAACTATATGATATCTGGGTTTCCTGTTCCATCTGAACTAAGAGAAGCAGTAATAGAAAAAGAACATAAACTTTCTATAACAATTGTAGGTGAAGATGGCTCTGATCAAATTGTTCCAGTAGATTTATTATCAGGTGATGAAAATATTTATAATGAAAGTTTTAAACTTGCATCAGTAAATACAAAAGCAACAAAGGTTTTACATCCAGCATTTGCTAATGTTTTTAATAATACTAATTTTGTCGCAGATGAAGACATATTCAATAGAACCATTAATATGTACAATAATCTAAAAATACAATTTGACCAGAGAGATAAACCTGGCTCTGGTAAGTTTACATTCTTTAATGTTCTGAAAAATGCTAATGTTGATTACACATCGTTAGAAAATGCACAGTTTTTAGGTTTCAATGATTTCAGAGCATTAAAAACTGAAGGTGCAAACTTGAACAGAAAACTAAGTTCATTAGGTGTAAGTAACGTCAATGAGTTTGAGCAAAAAGTAAGAACAGTAATACCAGATGCTTTAAAAGATAATACATTCTTTAGCTTTTTACCTTTTATTGATGATAACAATTTAACTAATCATCAAAATGCTATGCTTGATAAATATAGGGCTCAAACTGAATCTAATGATCTTTCAGATGTTTTCTTAGGTAACTCAAGAGTATCACAGATTATTATGGAAAAGGTTAGAGCTAACTACAGTCAGTCTAAATACCAAGGTAATGATAATGGTTTTAGAATGGCAGTTACTGATACATTTGTAGAACTGTCTGGTAAACTAGGTTTACAAGAAAATGAAAATGGTCAAGTTGAGTGGACATTCTTTCCTATTAGTGAGCAAGCTAAAAAATCTATGTATGGCTTTGGCTTGCCAGAGATTGAAGAC